GAAAAACCTGTTGTCGGGATCGTTGAGCCAGCGCTTCATCGCAGCCGGGTCGTCCACAATCCCCTCCTTCTTCAGCCGGTAGAACAACGGCATCGGAATCGACGCCACCTTGCTCCACTCGCCCCACCGCGTCCTCTCGTCGGTCGCGGCATACTGGGCCTTGTTCTGCTCCACGATGTCGCCGACTTCGAAGACCGTCTCGATGGTCGCCTCGTCACGGTCGGCGTCGTAGTGCCACCACTTCGTGGTGCCTGTCGTCGGGTCGAAGTCGAAAAGCCTTTTCCCCGTCGCTTGCATGTGCACCTCAACTCAAGGGGCGCCGGCACCATTACCGGCGCCCCCGAGTTTACATCACCCCGATCAGGTCGTGGTGAGGTCGGCGGCGAGACCGTGCGCGGCCTCGGTGTGGACCTTGAGGCCCCACTCGACGACCAGCATCCGCTTCTCGGCGTCGCCCGTCTTCGCGAGCTCGACCGTGCTGAACGGACGCAGGAACGAAACGCCGGCGTACTCGGGGTCGAGCACGAAGGCGTCACGCTCACGCTGGAACCGGTTCGGGACGACGTTCACGCTGCCGAAGTCGGAGACGTAAACGTCGGCCGCGCCGATGATGGTCGCCTGACGGTTGCCCGTCACCTCGCGACGGATCTCCGCGATGCCCGAGAAGCCCGACACGCGCGCCTTGTTGACCGGACCCACCATCAGCACCTTCGGGGTGCCGCCGGACGCCCAGACCTTCTGGATGACCGACTTGAGGATGGCCTCCGTGAAGGTGCGCAGGTTCGCGGCGGTCGCGTCCGTGCGCGTCGCCGTCGGCGAGTTGGTGTACACCGGATCGGCGCCGCCCGTGCCCTTGTCGGTGTTGGTCTTGAGGAAGGCCAACAGCGAGGCCGTCTTGCGCAGCGCCGTGCTCACACCAGCCGAGCCGGCCGCGGCCGCCTGGTTGGTGAGGATGGTGCTCTCCATGTCGCGCTTGATCTCGGCCGAGCGCTTGGCGAGCTGGTAGGCGAGTTCCGAACGGCGGCCGGCCTTGTCCACCGACTCGAGCGTGCCCGAGATCAGCAGCGTCTTGTTGCTGATCTGCGTGTAGTTGCCGAGGCGGGTGGTCGCAGCGGTCGAGTCGAAGGCGCTGATGTCGTCGCCTTCCACCTGCGCGTTGCTGGTCGAGGCGGCGGCGAGCGAGTCGGTCTGCCACTCGAAGTACGTGTTCTTCACGTTCTCGCGGCCGACGTTCGACATGAACGGCGTCTCCTCCGGCGAGATGTTGTAGATCACGTTGGACAGGGACTCGCGGATGCCCTTCGCGTTGAAGGTATCGAAAGTGTTGCTGGTCTGGGACATGGTCGTTACTCCAAGAATTGTTCAAACACGGCAGCCGCGTCGCGCGTGCTGCCACTGGTTGCGAGTCTTGAAAGAGCCGCATTGGATGCGACGACCTTGCCTGCATTCGGCGTGGAGGCAGACCCGGCCCGCATGGGCTTGGCCTTCTGGATGATCTTCGGACGCATCTGATCGCGCTTGCTCATCAGCTCGTCGAACATCATCGCCTTGCGCAGCGCCAGAACGGCTCGAGCGTCGTAGATGTCCGAGATCTCTTCGGTCGTGAAACCGAGTTTTCCGGTGGCATACTCGACGATCTTCGCCTTCTCAGCGCGCGCCTTGTCGGCGTCGCGCCATTCCGGCATGGCTTCCAAGAGCTTCGTGCGCTCGGCCTCGAGGGTCTTCTCGGCTTCCGCTCTCTCTTCCGCCTGCTGCTGCTCCACCAGAGCCTGCTTCTGGGTCTGCACCCATGCCGCCTGCTCCTGCCTGGACCGGACCAGCTCGCGCTGTCTCACCCACTCGACCGGGTTCTCCTGGTACAGGCGATCCCAATCGACCTCGGGCGGTTGCAGCGACTTGAGCGACCCTTCCAGGGCTGCCAAGGTCTGTGCGTACCGTTGCCGCTCTTCCCGCGCCGCCGCTGCTTCCTTCTCGGCCTGTTTCCGGGCCTCGGCGATAGCCTGCGTCTTGCGCGTATAGTCCGCGGTGCGGGAGTAGCCCTTCAGCAGCTCATCCAGCGGGACGTCGACTTCTTCCCCGTCAACCTTGACGCGGAAAGTCTGGACCTGCTGGGGCGCCTCTTCGGCCTCCTCCTCGCCTTCGGTCTGCTCGCCCTCGTCAGCGGACTCGCTTGCCGCCAACTCAGGCTCTTCTGCCACCACACCTTCCGTCTCGGGCTGCTCGTTTTCGCCTTCATCGGCGGCGAGCATCTGCTCGAAGACATCTTGCGTGGACTGTACGTTTCCCGGGGGTGTACCCGTGCCGGTAGTGCTCATGTCTCCATTATTCACCGCCGACCGGACAACTTGTCGATGTCTCTGTTGGCGATGACGCCGTTGTCCACGACCACGCGAAGGTGGCGCTGGATCTCGGCCAAGATTCCGACCGCGAGCCACAGGCGCTCGCGCTCCTCCTGGTCGGCGGGCTTGCTCTGCCGCCATGCTTCCATGTACCGGCGCTCGAGCTCAGAGAAGGCTTCGACCAGAATCGGATTCTCGATCAGTTCCTTCGCCTGCACCGCGCGGCCGGCGTCGATGTACGGGTTGCGCTCGCTCAAGCCAGCAGCCCGGTCTTGGGGCGCTTGGCGCGCAAGAGCTTGCCGCCCTTGTCGGCCTTGTTGAACTCCTTGGCGACCTTCGCCGGTACGCCCACCTTCTTGGCGAAAGCGGGATCATGCGCGGCGGCGGCCATGAGGCGGGCTTGTTTTACGCTAGTGGATGGCATATTAGTCTTGCTCTTCTAGAATGGATTGTGCTTGTTTTACGGCCGACTTCCAATTTTGCGGCGTGGCTGAAACATCATTGAACCCGTATGCCATGCCGCTTTCCGTAGAAGGATGATTGCTCAACCTGATCTTGACTGTTTTGCCGTTTTTCGTCGCGTAAACATATGCGCTTCGGGATTGCCTAGAAGCATCAAAGCGGACATCAGCGCCAATATCGCCAAGCGCTTGAATCGCCTTTGCCGCTGCGGGCCTTTTTTCTTGAATTGCTCTTTGCGCGGCGTTATCTACTTTGGCAATCCGATAGTCAGGATGTGCTCTGATTGCATTGAGCAAAGCATCATCGGAAATGTCACCAGCTCCACCGACTTCTTGAAATATTTTTTTGTAAGCATCAGTTTGTGGAACCCCGAGATTTTCCAATCTCCAATAATCTCCGTACAGTTCCTTTAATTTGCGCTCCATAGGCCGCAGTTCGCCAGCCGCCTTCGCCGCGCTACCCACCACAGGCACCGCCGCAAGCGTAGCCAACCCCATGCCAAGCTTGTCTCCCATGCGGCGCGCCCTTTCAAAATCGCGCAGCGCCATCGCCTGCCCGACGCCGGGCAGCGAGCCGAGGCCCATCTCAAGGGCCGTGTCGCTCTCGGCCTGCGGGTCGAGAGACAGCAGCCCGCGCGCCTGTCGCTGCACGGCAGGGGCAGCTTGCGCGGCCTCTTGCAGCCGCTCCGACTCTGGGTCAAGCAGCCCGCGCGACGCAAACTGGTCGCGCAGAATTTCCCACCATGCCTTTCGTTCAGCCACCCTTCGTCCCTCGGTATCGCTCCAACAACCGCCGCCCCTTGGCGACGGGAGACTTCACCGGAAACCGCCCATCATCGCCATGCGATCGAACGGGCTGGCGAAGAACGGCGACGGCGATGAGTACGCCGGCGTCGGAAGCGCGCCGCCCATGTACGGCTGCGGCTGCGGCTCCGACATCGGCTGCGGACCAGCCTCAACCCGCTGCTGCGGCTGCCCGCCGAACTGCATCGGGCTGAACTCGCTCGCGAAGAGCTGCGACAGCGACGGCGGCGGCGCGTCGATGGTCGCGGCCTCCCGCCCCATCATCGGCCGCATCCGGCGACGGCCGCCGCGGCCCATTCCGCCACCACCGCCAAAGCCGAAGCCGCCACCGTACCCGCCGCCGAAAAACGACGTCGCCGCGAACGGGTTGAAGGCAGGGCCGCCGTAGTACTGGCTCGAGAAGTACTGCGAGAAGAGGTCATTGACCGTCGGCTGCGGCGGAGGCAACAGCGGCGAGCCGCCCATGCCACCGCCAAAGCCGCCGAACGGACTGAACCCGCCATACGACGGCTCCATCATCTGCGGCGGAGAGTACCCGCCGCTGAATCCGCCGAAGCCGAACGGCGAGGCCGACTGGCGCTGCCCCATGAATGCATTGCTCATGCGTCACCTATTCCGACAGGTCGTAGAAGGCCAATGAACCGATGGCAGACCCGGTGCCGCTCAAGATTCTGACGGCCACCGTATAGACATCGCTCGTCCCGGCGATGGTCGCGCCGAGCTGCATATCGAAGTTGTAGAGCAAATCGTTCTGCGCCTGCACGCCGGCTTGGTTGCTCGCCGTGGCGTATTCATTCAGCACGATGTCCCCGCCAGACATGGCGGTCGCGGTCACATCAAAGTCCACGCTGGCAAAGGTCGTCGTATCGTAGGACGCGCCGGTGAGCGTCGCGTTCCTGACCAGCGCTATCTCGTATTCGCCGTTGGCGATCGGAAGCACGCGCACCTGCTTTGGCAAAATCACCGCCCCGAGCGAGTCGGACGCAAGCCGGATCGACACCAGCGGAACAAACGATGTCCCGATTCCGGTGAGCGTCGTGGACCTTCGGGCCACGCGCTCGATGGAGGTCTGCTCGTAGCCGCCCTCAGAAATCACCGTCGAGCATATCTGCTTCATGCTCGAGCTGCTCGCGGTCGCGGCCGTGTTCTCGATCTCGATTCGCAGCGGCAGCGTCGCGGTCTGCATATAGACCGATGTCACCTCGTTGGCGTTGTCGAACGTGTGCGCCGTGATGTACTGGCCGTCGATGACGAACCCGACACGCACCGACCCCACGCCAAGCCACTCGAAGTCCGCGAAAAGTATCTGCGCTTTCGTGGTGTCAAGCGTGATGCCGCTAGCGCCGCTGCCGTCGAGCTTGTCGCCGTTCCATGCAGACTGGACCACCTTTCGGGTGTCGTCGACAGATCCGCCGGTGTAGGTGCGGATGATGAACGAGAGCTCAGTCCCGTTGCGCTGCAGAAACAACCCATTGTTCGAATCGAAGTACCCCACGCGCTGGCGCAGGTTCGTCTTTGCAGAGGCCATCACAAACGTCATCAGGAATGACAGGCTCTTCCCAGGCTGATAGGGGAAGCACCGCTTCGTCTGCCGAACCACCTTGTCGCCGGATGCCGTGGTCACGGCGAGGCTTACCGCCGACTCGTTGGTGAGGAACGTCGAGGTTCCAGAGCCGGTCAGCGACGTATCGAAAGACGGGTCCGCCGCGTAGCGGTTCTGGCTGTCAAACAGCGTGAACGGCTGCGAGACGCGAAGGCGCCCGAATGCGTCGAAGTTGTTTTTGCTGAGTAGGTTCAAGTTGGTCAGGCTGTTGATGAATTCGACGATCTCGCGCTGGTTGCTCGCCAAGGTGTTGAGGTAGAGCCTCAACTGGTTGTTGAGCTGGTTATGGTACTGCGGGAAGTATGCCTGCGGCGCCAGATTCGGATTGGGCGGCGCCGGGACAATCAGCTCCTGCATCGCCCATCACCCAACCGGCGGCGCCATGGGCGCAACCGGCGGCGGCTCGAACGGGACAATCTCCGGCATGACCGGGCGCTGCACGCTCGGGCTCGCCGTGCGAGGCTCGGCCATCATCACCTTGATGCTCTCGACGTCCACGGCCGTGCCGCTCTTCAACTGGATCTCGTAGGCGCGCAGCATCATTTCCGCCTCTTGCTTGTCGCGCGCGCGGTCATCCTCGAGAAGCATCTGCTGGCGCTTGAGCTCGAGCTCGGCCTGCTTGTTCTGGATGTCCGCCATGATCTTCTGGCGCTCCACCTCGGCCAAGATC